TCTTCGGCTTCGTCCCCTAGATGGCCGATCTCTGGGATGTCAACACCCGGTATTTTGTTCAACAGCCCGATGATGCTGTTGATCCCATCGATGATCTTGTTGATCACCCACTTGATGCCGTCCCATGCCAGTTCAAATGCCAGCCTGAGTCCGTCGATTGCGAGACCGATGATGTCGAACTTCTTCTGCAGAACGACAAATATCGCTATCAGTGCAGCGACTGCGATGATGATAAGCCCGATCGGGTTGGCGCTGAGGGCGGCGTTGAATAGCCACGTGACCGCTTTCGCTATAGTGGTCGCTGCTGTGTAAGCCTTCATCGCTATGTTGACCGCAACGATCGCCGCAGCGACGCCACCCAAAGCGATCCCTAGCCCGATGACCACGTTGGTGTGGTCGGCCATAAACTGGAACAGGCCGATGATCACCGGGATCACCGTCTCGACCAACGGCAACAACGCCATCCCGATCTGCTCAGACATCTGAGAGAATCCGACTTTCATCTTGTCGGTCGAATTCGCTGTTGCCTCTGCGGTGCCACCAACCTGTGTCTCGATGGCGCCGAGGATCATGTCTTGAGCCTCGAGCAGTTTGCCGGACTCTACCAGAGTCTTGATTTTTTCTTTCTCTTGGTCGGTGAATGTGACGCCCGACCGGGCGAGCGCAGAAATGCCTTTGATCGGGTCGTTCAATGCTTTGCCGAGTTGTTTGGCGTTGTCGGTTGCAGAACCGAACCCGGCGGCCGCCATGTCAACCGTCAACTGTGTCGCACGGTCGAAAGCACCGCCGACTTCATCGGCGGATTTGGCGATATCGCCGAATGTCAGCAGCAGCGCTTGCGATTCTTTGATCTGGTTCTGGTCGACTCCGGTCAGCCGTGCTGTTGCCTCTGCCTGTTTGACCAGTTTCGCTGCTACTTCGTCGCTGGCATCGCCGAACAGCCCCATCGAATCGGCGATCTGTCTGATCCGTGCGTTAGAGGTGGCGGCCTGTTCGCCTGCGGCGACGAACTTGGCCGCTGCGGTGCCCAGCGCAGCGAGACCGGCGGCGGCTGGCACGAACGCTTTTTTCAAGCCGAAAGAGATCTTTTGGCTCTTGGTCTCTAGTCGTTTGAACTGCGACATCGTTTTGTCGATGCCACGTTGGAATCCTCGACTGTCGGCGTTGATCAGTACGTTGATCACAGATGACTTGGCCATCAGTAAAGCCTATACTTTCTGATGAGCGCTGACAGCCTTTTTTCGTAGATATCGACCACTTCGTTGCGTCGTTTGTCGAGGGCGTCGTATAGGAATGGCTGTGGGCTGATGTTGCGGGCTGGCCAGCCGAAGTGGATCGGGGCAGCGTATGGGACTCGTTTGGTGCCTGCCCTGACTCGTGCCGATTTCTGGGTGCCTGATGCTCGCAGTGTTGCTGCGAGCCGCCCGGTGCGCACCGGTACCAGCCCGGCGGCTGTCTGTTTGACTTTTTCGGCCGCTTCGGCGTTCATCTCTTTTAGCGCACCTTTGGCGGCGTCTTTGTCGAGGTCTTTGCCGAGCCGGTTCACAGATCGCCGGATGTCTTTGATCCCGTCGATCCTGACCGGTTTTGTTTCGCTCATCTGCGGGCTGCCCTTTGTTGTGCTTTCGCTTGGTCTTCTAACACTAGCAAGATCGCACGTAACATCCGGGTGTCGGCTGCGAGATATTGGGGCGCTATACCGGTGGCCACTGCTGCTGCGGCCACCAGATATGTCACGCTGTCTCGTCTAAAGGGGCGGCGGACTCGTCGACGATCTCAACGGCAGCGACCGTGTCGAGCCATGTGTCGAATGGTTTTGGCTGTTTGCCTGCGTATTTTGAGGCGCACCAGCCGAGCCAGTAGACATGCTCCATTTTGAGGTCTTGTGAGAACGCCTTGCCGATACCGGTTTTGTGTTGACGTTCGAACTCGACCTGTACCTTTGGCGTGACCGGGTATGTCCCGGTTTCGCCGTCGTCGGTGGTTACGGTGATCTTTAGATCGATCATGGGTAGTTACTCCTTGGAGTTGATCAGGATGTTGCTGTGGTGATTGCGCCGGACACTGGCCATGTGACCGATGCCGATGCGAGGTCGCCGACTGCGCCGCTGAGCAACGGCCATTCGGTGACAAGCACCGTGGCGCTGAATTGCGGATTGGTTGCTGCGGTGGTCTCGTTCACTGGTTTGATCGTGACAGCGGTGGTGCTGCCGATCAGTGGTGAGATGGTGGCGTGAACCTCTGATGCTGCGAAATCCTCATGGAAATCGAGCGAGAGGCTGTGGTCGCCGAGACCTGCGATGCGGGTCACTGCGGTGTCGCCGAATGCCGTGGTTGCTACCTCGGCGTAGTTTTCGGTCAGGGTTACTGATGCGATGTGGTCAGATAGATCGACCCCACCGATCGTGATTTCCGGGTTGGTGATGACGAACTTGGCCACGAGCCTCAGTCCTCCTCTTGGTCAGCCACCTCGCCTTTGACGGCTGGTGGGGTTTTGTTTGCTATTGGTTGCAGATGGCCGCCATCGATCAGATGTTGGATGTCTGCGCCGGCGAGTTGGTCAGCGGTGACTTTGTCGCCGGGGTTATACCCGCATACTTTGTGTGTGCTGGTGATCTCGTATTTTGTGTTGCTCATGCGTGCACCGTGATGTTGAAATCTATCGCTAGGTAGGTGGCGTCTGCTTGTTGCAGCATCCGTATGTTACCTGCAGAGTTTACGATACTCGTTTGTGCGACGCCACCTAGCGTCCGGTCGGCTTCGATTGCTGCTCTGACTGATGATGCTCCGTCGTAGGCGCTATATGTGTACAGGGTTTTTTGGGCTGCTCTGTCTGATGTCCGTCCGACGATCACTGTGACGGTGAATGTCTGTTGGACGTTGCCACCGGCGAAGCCTCCCCAATATTCGATGGTGTCGGGCATGACAAATGCGCAGGGGATTCCGTAGGAGTCGGGGACGTGGTCGTAGACTCGCAGCCCGGTGATGGTGGCCAGTCTGGTTTCTAGCCCGGTGGCGATCTGTTGTGGTGTGGCTGGCATCAGTGGACGAGCACTTGTTCACGGCGGTATGGGGCGAGCAGGGCGATGGCTACGGGGTGCATGGCTTGGCGTAGCCGCATGATGCCGATGTCGCCGAAGCCGGCGATGCCGAGTGGTGCGTCGGCGGATTTGAAGATCGACACGGCTTGGATTTGTGCTGCTTGTTCGACGGGGAGTGGCAGGTAGTGGTCGATGGCGTCGGGGTTTGCCCATCCCCATCGGGCGGTGATTTGGATGACGGCTTGGCCGTAGTCGCTTGGCCATTCTCTGGCGTCGATTGCTCGGATTCGGGTATATGGCCAGTTTTGGCCGCCGGTTTTGCCGTTGAGCGGTTCGAGTTGGTAGTCGCTTGCCGCCCATGTGGTTTCGAATATGCCGTCGCTGTCTTCGTCGGTTTTGACGATGAGACCGGTGGCGGTGGAGATGTCGTCGACTTGGAGCAGCCATGGTGTGTCGGCGGTGAATACTCGTGCGGTGGCTGTGGCTTGTTGGACGAAGTGCCGGTCGCAGTAGTTTTGGATCATTTGGGTGGCGGCGTCTGCGGCGAGGGTTAGCCGGTTGTCGTCAACTGCGTCGCTGATGCCGAGGATCTCTTTGAGGTCGTCCTCGGTTACGAGTCGGTCGGTTAGATGCGCCATGGGTATAGTGTACTGTGGCGGTCGGCGGGTCGCTATCTGGTTTGATCGGGACGGCGAGCCGTCCAGCGGATATCGGCAGGTCTCCGCTGGACATCGATCTGGATGTCGACGAACCCGGTGTCGTGCAACCAATCGAACAGGTCGGATTTGTCGATGTTGGCGTAATGTTCGCCCTCTCTCAGCCGGTTGCCATCGACAGCCGAGTGCGGGGGTCTGCCCACCCCGGCAGCGGTACCGATGAACTCGCCGCCGGGTGTCAACATCTCGAACGCTGCCGCCACAATGTCGGCGGCTCTCGGTGTGTGCTCCAACATCTCGGTGGTGACGACACATTCGACCGGCTCTTCCGGCCGGTACTCGGCCGCATCGCACACGACATCGACCCCATCACCGGGTGCGATATCGACAGCGATATAGAGGTCACAGCCGATGGTGTCTCGGGTGGTGCCGTTGACGTTGCGCCCTCCGAGGTCGATGACTGTGCCGTATGTTTTATTTCGGGTTTGGTAGGCCACCCATTGCATGGCTTCAGGATGCATATGTTCTGCGTCTCCTTTGGAATCGTATCCGGTCTATGTCCATCTGCTGTTGCGCTATCCGATAGATCCGGTCTTGTTTGGCTTTGCCCCACACCGGGTGCAGATGTTCAACGATCGCATCTGGTGCGTAGACAAACGCACCCGCCTGTTTGGCCACTGTTGACCATTCGTCGTCGACGAAACAATGCCCGTATCCTTCGTGGCACAGGGTGTCTGCTCCATCCCATGAGGCTCCGTTGGTTTCGACCCATGTGCGTCTAAATATCGGGTGCACGGCGTGTTCGCCACGTCGCACCCGGCTGTTGCCGAGGTCGTTGGTTGAGATCAGACCGGCGTCGGGGTAGAGGTCGATGCTGGCCTCGACCCATCCGGGGTGGAAATGGACGTCGTCGCCGCACAGCATGATCCATGGTGAGTCCGTCAACCGATAGCCGAGGTTGGCTTTCACCGGAAATGTTTTCCTGTCTCTGTCCCAATTGAGTATCACGTCGGCGTTGTGCCGTTCGAGCGCCCACAGTTGGGCGGTGTCATCTGCATCGGCCACGAATACCAACTCGGCTCGGTCGGTACTGGCTTGCAACGATTCGATCAACGGTGCCACGTTGTGTGCTCGTTCTCTAACAGGGACGATGATAGATATTTCAGCCATCTGGCTCTATCCTGTCGAGCCTGTTGTAGATCCGTTCGTCGAGCCACATATGTTTCAGGTGAGTGGTTTTCACACCGGTGTGTATGTGGATCGGGATGTCAAGCGCTGACGCTCTGACACAGAATGAGAGATCTTCGGAGATCCATGAGTTGGTGGTCGGGTTTTGGATCGGGCTGTACCAACTGGCT